GCAACCGGCGCGCCTCTCCTCAACTCGTTCACGATGCAACCCATCATGGACGGTTTCGGAGAGTACGAGACCAAGATGGGGTCTATTCAGACAATTCTGGCAAACACCGCTGCTAAGGGTACCACCCTTTCTCAGGTTACCAGTGCTCTGGATACGCTGAATACCTACGCGGACAAGACCATATACAACTTCGCGGAGATGACTCATAACATCGGTCTCTTCACGAACGCAGGTCTGGGCGTCGAAGAGTCTGCTTCGATGATTAAGGGTTTCTCGAATGCGGCTGCCGCATCCGGAACCTCATCCTCTGCAGCAGCTAATGCTGCATATCAGCTCTCGCAGGCGCTCTCCGCTGGCGAGATCAAGTTGATGGACTGGAGATCCCTCACCAACGCCGGCATGGGTAACAAGAACATGCAGGAAGGTCTTATTCAGATCGCTGACGCTATGGGGACTCTCAGTAAGTCTGGAGTCTCAGCATCTAAGGTCCAGGAAGACTTCAATGAGAGTCTTTCTAAGGGATGGCTGACAGCAGACGTCATGTCCAAGTACCTTCAGATCATGGCTGGCGATATTGACGCCGCTACCATGGCTGAGATGGGACTTACGGATGCTCAGATCGAGCAGTTCCAGGTCCAGCAGAAGAACGCTGAAGAGGCGGCCACTAAGGTTCGAACCTTCACTCAGCTCGTCGGAACCATTCAGGAAACTGTAGGCTCCGGATGGGCTAAGACCTTCGAAATCCTCCTCGGTAATTTCGACGAAGCTTCCGAGCTGTTCACGAACATCAACAATGTCATTTCTCCGATGGTTGACGCCATGTCCGACGCTCGAAACAACCTACTCCAGGGTTGGGTCGATCTCGGCGGCCGTAAGGACATTATTGACGGACTGTCTTCCGCGTTCAACACCTTCTCGAGCATTATTTCCACAATCGGAAACGCGTTTAATGAGATTTTCCCGCCGGTTACGGCCGAAAACCTCAAGGCTATTTCCGAAGGCTTTAAGAATCTCATGGATTCCATGAAGCCTAGCGAGGCGACTCTTCAAACAATTGGAAATGTCGCCAAGACGGTCTTCGCAGTCCTTAAGACTGGAGCCCAGATCGTAGTATCTGCTTTTAAGGTCTTGGGGGCGGTTGTCGGAGGAGCACTCTCGTTCATCGGTAAGGCATTTGGAATGCTGAAGACGGATGAGATCGGAAATAGTCTGGGCTCTTTCAGTGAAAAGCTCGCCAAGTGGAATGGTGCTGCTGAAGGGGCTAAGAAGGCCGTGGAGGCAATCAACAAATTCTTCGATGGCCTCAAGTCCAAGCTCGAAAACATTAGGCCGACACTTGAATCTTTCGGAACTACCATTTCGAACTTCTTCAAGAAGTCAGAGTCTTCTGGAGAAGGCGGCTCTTGGATCTCCAAATTTGTTGAGAAGTGGAAGTCCGCGGTTGGTGTCGTGACTGGGGCTATTTCCCAAATGTCTCAGGCTATTTCCAACTTCTTCAAGCGGGACCTCAACAAGGCAGGTACCGGTACGCATATTTGGGATTCGATTAAGAATGCCACAGCTAAGTTTGTCGACTGGATCTCAAACCTCAACATCGGTGATATGCTAAAGGACGCTGTACAGATTGGCGGTCTCGCAGCTGTATTTGCTGGTATCGTTAAGGTCTTGAAGTCCTTCGAGAACATTGGCAAGTCAACAGAGGGAGTGTTCAAGTCTGTTCAAGGCATGTTCAACTCCTTTGGATCAATCGGTCAAGGTCTTGGAAACGCCCTAGGGTCTGTTCAAGGAGCTCTTAAGGGTTTCGAAAACGATCTTAAGGCTAAGGCTCTCATCAAGATTGCTGGAGCCATCGGCATTCTAGCGCTTTCACTTCTGGTGATGTCTCTGATACCTCTCACAGCCCTGGCAGGATCTGTCGGCGCTATGGGAGCTTCCATGGCGGCGCTTGTCGGTGGTCTTACGATCATGGACAAGTACGCTAAGGATCCCAAGAAGGTCATGATGCTGGCAGGCTCTATGCTCATCATGGCGGGTGCGGTATTTGTCATGTCGCTCGCGGCAAAGTCCCTCGCAGGAGTCGATACTGGTTCCCTCGCGGCTGCTAGCGTCGCAGTTATCGCGCTTCTAGGTGCCATGGTGGGTATGACCAGAGCTATGAACGGCGCTGGTAAGAAGGCAACTAAGAATGTCATACTAATGCTTGGCATGGCGATTGCGGTCAAGATTCTTGCTAAGGCAGTCGCTTCCATCGCGGAGCTATCGCCTACCCAGATGGCTTCTGGTACTATGGTTGTGGTGGCTCTTATCGGAGCCATGACCGCAATGACCCGTCTCGTCGGAAAGGGTAAAGGCGCCAAGATAGGCTCGCTATTCCAAATGGTTGGCGTGGCGTTGGCCGTGTATATCCTTGGTAAGGCAGTCGCTAAGCTCGGAGCCCTGGAAACCAATGCCCTTATCAAGGGTACCGTAGCCACCGCCGTGATTATTGGCGCACTTACTCTATTCGGTAGGTTCGCCAAGATCAAGGGCGGATTTGGTAAGGCGCTGATGTTCGTGGCTATCGCTGGATCAGTCTATCTTATCGGAAAGACTGTTGCGGAATTGGGTAGCCTAGAGCAGAGCCAACTTCAAAATGGCACCATTGCTACCATGCTTATCATGGCTGCGATGATGGTTATGGCTAAGCTGACACAGTCGGCCGGTGACCTAACCATGGCATTTGCAAGTGGCGTGTTCCTGGCAATCGCATATTCGGTCAAGGTCATCGGCGAGGCCATCATGCAACTCGGAGCCTTGGATCAGTCTTCTCTGATCCAGGGTGGTGTCGCAACTGCGCTTATTCTAGGCGTCCTTGCGGCAATTGTGATGCTGATGGCCAACTTGACGGAACCTTCGGAACTCGTAGCGCAAGCTATCATGTGGATTGCTTTGGCGGCAACGATGTATATCATCGCTTCGTCCATTGCAATGCTCGCTGAGTACCCGTGGGAAGCCATTGCAGTAGCGGTTGCAGCTCTTCTCGGGACGATGCTTGGACTCGCATTGATTTCAATGCTCGCTCAGGGTAGTGTCGGTGGAGCTGCTGCTATGCTCATATTGTCAGTGGCAGTAGTCGCACTAGCATTCGGTCTGTCCATTCTTGCCGGAATCGGTCTTGAAGGGTTGGCCATCGCTATTGTGGCGCTCGCGGTCGCTCTTGGCGTCCTCCTCCTTGCAGGATTCCTTGCACAGATGGTGGCTCCAGGTCTGGCGATTCTAGCGATAGCGATCCTAGCCATCGGTGCGGCATGTCTTCTGGCTGGCGTTGGCGTACTGATGCTTGGTATCGGCATGGGTATGCTTGTTACGGCGTTGATCGCTGCGGGTGCAGTTAGTGGTTCGACCATCGTGAAGATGACTGCTGGACTTATAGCGTTCGCTATCGCAGGCCTTATGGCGGCTCCGGCAGCTCTCGCTCTCGGAGCTGGATTGCTTATGATGGGTATGGGCTTGATGCTTGGCGGAATTGGTATGCGTATCATGACCGCTGCGATCAAGCCATTCATCCAAGCAATCAACCAGGCGGATCAGATCGGTGTCGTTGCAACTGCGAAGTTGGCCGGTGCAATTACAGCGATCGGTGGCGCTGCTACGGTGGCTGCTCCCGGCATGATGCTATTTGGTACCGGTTTGGCTCTGGCCGGTGTTGGACTGCTAGCATTCGCCATCGGTGGCCTAGCTGCAATGGCGGTGGCACCTCTCCTTGGTATGGCATTTTCTTCTGGGATCGACCAGCTGAATTCTGCTCTGGGACGTATGAATCCGACAATCGCGAGCTTCTCAATTGCAGCAACCACTTTAACCACGGTTGCTACAACACTGGGAACTAGCGTTAGCACGGCATTCAACAGCATTACCATAGCCATCGCATCCTGTATTCCAATGATCCTAGCGTCATGTGTGATGTTCCAAACACTCGGAACCACAGTTGTTCAGAACATCGTCTCTGGACTGCAGTCCGCAACCCCGCAGATTAACATCGCACTGACGACGCTCGTCATGACTCTGTTCACGACGTTCGTTAGTCGTATGGCGCTCGGACAACCTATGGTTTACGCAGGTATGCTCGCACTGGCTGGCCATATTTCGCTGGCACTCACTCGCGTCACAGGTATGGTCCGAATTGCTATCAACAGTCTAGTCATGGACATGTTGAGTGCGCTGTCGTCCGGTCTTTCCAACCTCAGCAATTCAGTATATGCATCTGCAATGCAGACCGGTTACTGGATGGCTGAAGGTCTCCGCATTGGTTTCACAAACCAGCGAGGAGCCTTGGTGGAGATGGCTCGTTCAACAGCCGCAGCAATGCTCGCAGCCGCTAACTCGGAACTCCAAGTCCACTCTCCTTCTAAGGCCTTCATGCGCACAGGTTACTGGGCGGCTAAGGGTCTTGAGATTGGGTGGACCGATACGGCAGTTAAGGCTGTGGACGCGGTGTCTCGCACCGCAGAGGAGTTCAACGAGGCGTTCAGCGACATCATCTCGTCCATTGACATGGATGAGATCTCCGATGACATTAACCCTGTCATCACACCGGTCCTTGACCTCTCTGAGGCTAAGGCCGGAGCTGACGATCTCCGATCTATGTTCGGTAACGAGTCCTTCCGTGGCGTTCAGAACGCTGCGTCCGGGATCAATACTCGAACTTCTGATCAGAGTAGTCAAAATGGCAGTCAGAAGACTGTCGTGTTCAACCAGTACAACAACTCACCGAAGGCTCTGTCCGAAGCCGAGATCTATCGGCAGACGAAGTCTTCAATCTCTAGGATTGCAAGAGTATGATCTACACCATTGTCGCGACAAACGACAAAGGTGACTCGGTTGAGCTGGACCTGGCCAATCCCTGGGCCGGAGGCATCGCAGTAGTTGGTGCTTCCGGCTTGGGGCCGGCCGACGGTACGATCAACACAGTCAACTTTGCCACATCAGACGGAGCCCTCTTCAATTCGTCGAGAATCAAGTCTCGAGATATCGAGCTGAATCTCAAATTCCTAGGCTCCGACATCGAAGCAGTACGACATCGTCTGCTTCGTTATTTCCGCGTTAAGCATCCAATTACGCTTGACTTCATTACAGACTATCGACACACCTACATTACAGGTCATGTCGAGAAGAACGAGATCGACATCTTCTCCAACAGTGAGGGTGCAGACATCACAATCGTGTGTCCGAATCCGTTCTTCAAGCTTCGAGATCCTGCCAAGGGTAAGAACTCGGTTCGATTCACAACGTCTACCCCGTCGTTCGAGTTCGAATTCCAAGATCCTCAAGCGCAGTCACCAACACTTGTTTTCGGTGAGATGACTTCGACCGGGGAAACCGTCGTAGTTTACGAAGGCGACGCTGACGCATCTACGATCGTAGATATTCAGTTCCTAGGTCCTGCTACAGGATTGAAGCTTTACAACACAACAACCCAAACTCGTATCAACATCGATACCAACGAGATTTCTAGACTTTTCGGATCCACTATCAAGGCCGGAGACCGTCTAAGTATCTCTTCAGGTGTCGGTGACAAGTATGTAAAGGCATATCGTGACGGTAAGGTTTACAATGCTTTGAGTGCTCTTGATAGGGACTCTGATTGGATTTTCCTCACTCCTGGGGATAATCTGATTACGGTCCGAGCCGACACCGGCATCGACAACGTATCAGCCATCATTTCCTTCGAAAACCTCTACGAAAGTATCTGATATGGAATTCCGTGTTCTAGACGAAAACTTCAATCAGGTCCATATTCTGGATGATTTCAAGAGTGCTATCTGGACTGATCGGTTCTTCGAGGCAGGAGACTTCACCATCAAGCTGCCTCTAACCGGTAGAAACCAATTCGAGATCCACATTGGACGATATGTGTGGAGCTCCCTGTCGAATCGGATCATGATGATCGAAAAGATCGTCATCGAGTCCTCCGCAGATGACGGTTCGATCATGACCATTTCTGGACGCAGTCTGGAATACCTCATGGCTCGACGAATCATCTGGGGTATGCGTAGATTGCGCACGAGTCTCCACGAAGCCATCCGTGTCATGCTGGTTGAGAACATGATCAATCCGTCGGATCCCGAGAGGGCCATGAGTTGGCTCACGTGGGAATCTAACAACGTTGGTAAGATGGCTAAGACCTGGGTGGACGTTCAGTACACGGGTGATAATCTCTACACCGCAGTGACAGAACTCATTTCCAAACACCATGTAGGGATCGCGTTCCTGTACGATGGTCCTGGAAAAATTCGAGTACGTCTCGAAGAGGGTGTAGATCGATCCTACAACCAGAACACCAACCCATTTGTCGTGTTCTCCCCAAAATTCGACAATCTCATCTCCGGTCGATACGCTTCGGACATCACCAAGTTGAAAACGGTCGCTCTAGTGGGTGGTCCTGGTGAGGGATCGGATCGAAAGTATGAAACCGTATCCAGTGGAGCAACTTCCGGGTGGGCTCGACGCGAAGTGTTCATCAACGCCTCATCGGTTCGCGATAAGGATGAGGACAACAAAGCAATTCCGGAGGCTACCGTCAGGGCAAACCTCCGTGAAGAAGGCACCTCAAAGCTAAACAAGTCTGAGAATCAACACCTGATAGAATTTGATGGCGAGACGTCCGAACACACGATGTATGTGTACGGTACGGATTACCACATTGGAGATCTTGTACAGATTCAGGACGCCAACGGCTTCAACGTGCCCACACGCCTCATCGAATTCATCCAATCTCAGGACAATTCAGAGGTTAAGTTCTACCCAACATTCAAACAAGATAGTACGAGTTCGTAGGAGTCAAAATGGCAGTAACTTCGGGATTCTTTAATTCTATCAACGGTGACCGAAAGTATAGTGCCGAGCAGTTTGGTGCTATCTTCGACGGCGTTATCGTGGATGGAGTCTTCGCATCTGTCGGAGAAAAGTTTAGGGTCGTTCCTGCCGGTGGAAACACTGTCGAGATTGGCTCTGGACGAGCTTGGTTCCGACATGTGTGGATCTGGAACGATGCGCCTATTCGTCTGGATCTCAACCCGGCAGATGTCCTCACTAACCGTATCGACACGATCGTTATCGAGGTCGATACCAGGACCCAGAACCGTCGAGCGACCATCAAGGTGGTTGAAGGCGATCGAGCAACCACCCCCCGTCGACGTAACATGATTCGAGATGGTGGTGTGTATCAGTACCCTATCGCAGATATCTACCGTAACTCGGGAGACCGGCAGATCCAGGATCGTCACATAACGTACCTTGTCGGTACTGGTGATACTCCTTGGGTGACCGGTCCTCTTACGACGATTGACGCGACTGATATTTTCAATCGCTGGGATCGGACCATGAACGAGCAGAAGGCAGAGGCACAGGCGGCCTATAACGAGGCCACTACAAACATGCGTAACGAGGCCTACGCCCTTCTCAACGATATTCAGGGTATGATCGGTGGCGATTCGGTTAGCGCTATGGCCGCTCAGATCATCGAACTGAAGCAGCGTTTCGGAGACGACTCGAGTGGAACGGTCCGCTTCGACACGATCGAAGACCACAATGGTTCGTCGATTCTCGATTCTAACAGCCAGCCGATCCTCGGCAAGATTATTTACAGGAGGGCTTAATGTCACGAGTACGAGACCTACCTAAAGTGAATTCCGCGTCTGCGGGTGATTATATTCTCATTGACGGTCCTTCCGGAACTCGAGCGATGGCCGCAAACAAGCTCGGAGGACCTCCGAACCCTAGTTCTGCTAGGGCGTTTTCGTGGCCCGATCTTATTCGTCCGGGAGGACTCTCTCAGCGAAACAACATTGTTCGCATGGAGAATAAGGGTGTGTTCGACTCCCGAGCCATGCAGGTCCTCAACGACCACTCATATTCCACACTCTTCCTGGGGGATTATTGGGACCTCCCAGGCGTGGGTAACATCGTCGTTGCGGGGTTCAATTTGGCTCCGGGGGTTTCTTCAGATCACGTTATCCTCGTGGTTATCCCCTACTCGAACCTCAGGGCGACCACCCATTCGGCAGCTACCGAAGCGGTTCGTGTGGGACAGATGATTACGAACAATCCGAGCTTCCGTGGTCTTAAGACGAAACAATCGACTATCAACCGCCCTGGTGGCGTTGTATGTCGAAACGCGCCGTTCTTCCCGCTGACACTCGCCGAGATCGGATACCCGAGTCCTCTGGAGGAGAACGTTACGTATATTCCGCTTCCCGGAGTGGCGTGCCACACCCCTTCTAGCGTATCGACGGCTTCTGTCATCGATTCGAAGCTGGTCTCCATCGGTCCGGATCGGACTCTGAACACTACAACTCTCCAGCCGGTGATCACTGGCATTATCACAGGATGATATTATGGCAAAGTTTGACGCATATCCTAAGGCGGACTCCGTTCTGCCCGACGACCTTCTGATCACGGATGGTACCCGAGGGACTAAGACAGTCAAGGCCTCCGAGGCCTTGTACAAGTTCCTCGAATCGGTTCCACAGATGCATAAGATCATCTGGCGTGGTAAGAACCTCGGTAATCGCTACACGTCGGAACAGCAGGCGGCCGTGGCAAACGGTACTCTGACTGATATTTGGCTTGGCGACTACTGGGAGAAGGACGGTGTCAAGTGGACGATCGTCGACTTCGAGGTTGCAAGTCAGTCGATGCAGGATCTACCTTCCACGTACCTGACTATCATGCCCGACCAGAGCATCGCTACTGCAGAATTCCTGACTAGTGATACGAACGTCAACATGAAGGATACTCATATTTACAAGTATCTCGAAAGTTGGGTGGGATACAAGTTCGAAGGAGTGTTCGGCGCTGCTCATATCCTGGACCATTCGGTTGGCTTCGAAGGAGAATGGGTCGACGGATCGTGGGAGTCCATGCGTATCGGAGGACCTACCGGATACGAACGTCTTCGAAAGAAGATCGTACTTCCGAACGAAATCGATTGGTTTGGGTCTAGGGTCCTATCGACCTTCGCCAACGAACAGTGGTCTAACCAGTCCACATCAACTAGGCAGTTCGCAGCACTTCGAATGGGATGGACTCCGAGACTACCTCAAAACGTCGGAATCTGGATCCATGCACGGTCCTCCGCGCGATATTACGGATGCATCAAGCGAAACGAGGGCGCCGTAATGGAGGTTGGAACCAAGCAGCAGGGCGTGTGTCCATACGTCTTCGTGCGGTGACATATTTGTAGAAAAAGGGGCTATATTTATGGATCCATGGATGCAAGTCCTACTCTCCGTTGTGGTAGCTCTCATTTCTTCCAACGGCATCTGGCTGTATTTCAGCAAGAGATCCGACAAGAATGACGCCCATACGAAGCTGATGCTCGGGCTTGCTCATAACCAGATCATTGAGCAGGGTATGCTCTACATCGATCGTGGTTACGTCACCAAGGACGAATACGAGGACTTCGTGAAGTACCTATATTCGCCTTATGCAGTCTTCGGAGGTAATGGCCTCGCGGAGAAGATTTTCAAGGAGGTCACAAACCTCCCTATTCGTCGAAAGGAAGACGATGACTGACAAAGTTTACAACATCCTCAAGTACTGCGCGCTGGTGGCGTTGCCGGCGTTCGGTACTTTCTACACGACGGTGGCCACCCTATGGGGATGGTCATACGTCGCGGAGGTTAGCGGCACGATTCTGGCGTTCGACACTCTTCTGGGTGCGTTCGTCGGTATTTCCTCTGCTCGGTACCAGCCGGCAGTGGATGGGGTCCTTCACGTTAACCCCAACACCCAGGAAACGTATGCTGCACTCACCACTCCTACCGACACGGTTGTCTCGAACGGCACGATGCTTCTGAAGGTGCAAGAGAGTCCTGACATGTGACGCAAGGAAAACTAGGGGCATAATGAGATCTACAGAAAGGATATCTCATGACCGATGAAAACCTCACCCTCGACGACATCGAGCAGGACCTCATCAATCAAGTTTACAGCTTGGATGCGGACGATCCTAAGACTACCATCGCCATCGAGAATCTCAAGACGATTCATCAGATCAACGAAAAGCCCGACCCGGTTTCTCGTCGTCTGATCCCGTCTGGAGATTCGATCGTCGGCGCGGTCTGTTCGATCGCTGGCATCCTAGCAGTGCTTAATTATGAGCAACTGCATCCGCTTGCGTCTAAGGCTGTCGGATTCATCACTAAGATCCGCCTCTAGACCAAAAACTTAAGGACTCCTAAAAAACAGGGGTTCTTAAGTTTTTCGCAGGTTTTGCATGGGCTATAATGAGAAGACACCAACTCTGAAAGGACCCGCCATGTTCGAAATTATGTTCACCATACTCCTCGTCTTCCTATGCTTGTGGCCGAGGAATATTCTGTTCCGATGGATGCTCATGCGACTGTTCGTCATCAATTGACACTCTCCTCTCATAGCCCGCAAGGGTTATGAGTTTTTCGCATGATTTACACGGAGTATAATGAGACCTATACATACTCCGAAAGGAACCATCATGCACGCCGTCGCACTCTTGCTGATCCTACTCTGCGCGTACCTGATTTTCAAACTCCTCGTACAGAAGGACGAACTCAAGAAGAAAGATATTGAGATTCGCTACCTTCACGAAGAGCTCGATCGGTACCGCGAAGAACAGGGTTCTGCATATTCTACCGCGTACAGAAACTTCCTCAGTTCGTATGAGATCTGAAAGCCTTTTAGCCCCTAACAAGGGCTATAGGTTTTCGAAGTCGCATAAATTACAAGGGCTATAATGAGAAGACATACAACTCTGAAAGGAACTCTCATGACCCTCAAGAAGTCCCAGATCGCCTTCATTGTTCTCGGTAGCATCGCCGCTTCCGGCATCCTCTCCTTCGCCATCCAGAAGGGAATGGAAGCCTACTACGGCCCTGAATACCGCGATCTCTGCAAGATGTATCGCGACATCGCCCGCGGTCGCTGACCACTATCAGACCAACCCAACTCACGCCTATAACCCCTAACAAGGGTTATAGGTTTTTCACATAGAAGGAGCAACTATGTTCAACGGACCCAAACCCATTCACCGATACGTCAAAGTGGTATCTTTCGACGAACTCTGCGTTCTCCTGCAGAGGCTACAGCCAAACGGATGGGCAGTCTACGGAGACACCCTCGAAAAGCCCATACTCGAGGCGCTCGCCAACCAAGCCGGAAGTAGCTTTTCCAGCACGGGTGGGAGCCTACAGATCGAGACTCGTCCTGTCGAGTTTGCGTTTGAACCCACCTTCCAGGTTGACTACCGTTTGACGCGAGGCGAGCAGGTAGTCTCCAAGAAGCTTATGACGACAGACCCGGACTTCGAGTTCTACAACAACCAAGGTGTTAAGGAGGTCCTATCGTGGCAGGAATGGGATACGCCTGGTCCCATTCATGTCATCCTTCCACAGCGTCTTATTCACACGGATGTGCCTGAGATGTTCGATGCCAACATCATGTTCGTCCGAGACAGTTGGAAACTCGCGACCGTCAAAACCAAGGCACTCACGGCGCCTATTTTCGTGTGTAGCGTGGAAGGTCTTTACAATGTCGCGTGAAGTAGAAGGTCTCGATAACCTGAACAGAATCCTCGAACTACCGCTCGGTAGTAAATTCGGGATGTTTATAGACGGTAGTATGAACTCGTTCAAGGTCGCTGGCTATCTCGATAAGGTAGCCAAAGCGTCTGGGGACCCGTTCAACATCGCCACAGTCATGATCCCGTCATATCCGTTGGTGCGTATGACCCACGCGGATGTTAGCCGAGACATCGTGTACGAGGATCCCGGTACTGGTCTCATGCGTGTCCTGTACGAACGGGACCTGAAATGTCCTATTGAAGGAATACCGTGGCATCTTAATCGTGCAGCAATCCTCCCCCGATATCTCTACGATGTAGGGTGCGCACCCTGCTTCGACGCCTGCTTCGTATTTCTCGATCGTCCGGTGGGGTCTGTCGTTACCGATCATACGGAACAGGATCGCACTGAAACGTTCTTCGTCAGTATGAACGAAATCAACAACACCCAACTCTGAAAGGAGAGCTATAATGCTCACGCTCATTTTCCTTTTCCTCGTCATGATCGGCCTCCTGGTCTTTCTCACGATCTGGGACACCTTCACCAACTCCAAGATGCTCGCAGGTGGTATTCTTGGATTCTTCCTCGCAAAGCTGCTCAACAAGCGTAAGGAAGACAAGTGAGTAGCGATACTCTGATGTGGGTTGCGGTGGGGCTATGGGTCATGGTCCCCATCGTAACCATTTTCTACCTACTGAATCGATAACCAAAGGAGAAGCACATGATCAACATCGATTTCAAGACCTATGGGCGTCTTGCAGGAGCCTTCATCCGCAACAACTCTCAGGTTATTCTCGCGGCGTCTGCGCTCGCGGGAGTCATCAGCACGGCCATTACCTCCGGTAAGGCGCACGTCAAGGCGATGGATCTCCTGCGAGAGGAGTTCCCTGAGGGAGGGTACAAGTTCACGGATGCACTTCGTCTGACGTGGACCTGCTACCTGCCGGCGGCTATTTCCATCACGGCTACCTCTGCT